ACTGTTTTAAAGCTGTTAGCGAATTACTAGGAAGCTATTTTATAGACGTTGACGCTGTAGGATTCAATGACAATAGTGGCTATGTTTACATTGCGCTAGAAAATGGCATTAGCATTTGTTCACTGCTAGGTCGAGACGTTGAATACTTAGCGACCTGTTTTGATACTGGTGAGGAGTTTTTCTTTGATAACTATGACGATTGCCTAGATAAACAACGCGCACTCAATAAAGCATATAATCAAGCTAGTTAATTCATCAAGCCTATTAGCAATAGTAGGCTTTATTGGATTAATTACACTTAGAGGCTTTGAAAAATGGAAAATTTAATTGGCGTAGTTTATAAGACGCGCGGCAAACACCCTAAAGTATGCACTGTAGTCGATAGACTAGATACCTACAATAGCAAGGGCGAGTTAGTTAAGACGCGCTATGTATCGGAGCATGAGTTTTTAGGGCAAACAGTAACAAACAATGATGTTGCTAGAACATCAATTTTAATGGGCAAAATAGAGGATAAATAAAATGACCATATACGATAGAAAATGCAATGCGACTCGATACCTAGCACTCAAACAATGGGAGCGCAAACAGGCGAGAAAATCAATTAGGGCGCATTTGTGGCTAGTGACTGGACTAGGCTTGTATATATGCCTAGCAATTCAAATAGTGAGGGTAGTGCTGTGAAATACGTAGTAGTTTGGTTTACTGATGCGGGTCAACACGCCCTGCGCTTTCCAACCCTTGAACAGGCGAATAAGTTTAAGGATATTTTAATAGCTGATGAACATGACGAAATCTATATAGCTGAAATAGTAGAGGAGATTAAAAAATGATAGCGCATAAATTAAATGACGATGGGAGCCTATCCCATAAAGCAGTATTGAATGACGTACACGAGTTAAATACTTGGACTTGGAAAAATAGTTTTAATCTAATCCAAGTTGAAAGCGAATCGACTGGGGTTATTCGAGTGTTTAAAAAGAACCGTACAGGTGCTTATATCGAGATTGACGACTAGCCCTATAGGTTGATATACCTTAACCCCTTAAGCGCGCTTAGAAATCCCTATAGGCGCGTTTTTTCTGCTTCCAGTAACCTGTTTAGATACCATTGGCACTTCTCTAAGGATTGCACTCCACCTTTATCTAGATAACGCCATAAATACTTAATGCAATTCCCTTTACAATACCCCGCAAATGCTTCACCAGTCATACTAGATTCAATCGCATCAATACATTCAACGCTACCACTAGCGTAGTGTTCAGGGCTATTAACCTCGTCTAGTTTAGACTTCTCAATGGCAGGGTGCTGTTTCTGCAAACCTAGCCAATCTTTCTCACTTACCTGCATACTTATCCCTCAAAAAATTCATAGATATCGGGAGTTCATCACACGACCCATCATTGACTTCATTCAACAGCCATATACCACGCCATGAGCCATTGGTCTGCGCTGTTAGATAGTCTTCATCATGTTGGTAGTAAATGCCTGAAAACAAGCCTAAAATATTCTTGCCGTCTGCCCTGCGAGCGTAGGCAATATCCCTATCCTGTACGTGACCCATCACGCATGACATCATCTTCTTGGATAACATATTCCTAGCACTTGATACTGGTCTGCCCATCACCCCACTGGTGAAGTAATGTGAGTAGGCTATGCCGTCAATGACTGCTACCTCTAAGAAATCGTAAACCTCAAACCCAAATTCATCTAGTTTGAAATCATGATACCCAATCAGCCCATCTAGTTTTGGATCGGTTTCAATAGCGCGTTCAATTCTTTGTTCATGGTTTCCGAGAGTGAATACCAGTCGTGGATTCCACTGCTTGTGCTTGTTCTTAATGAGTCGCTGTTGTTCTTCCCTGATGGGTGCGATGAATGCTTCCATTCCCTTGATGCCTGACTCAATGTCATCTGTGTAGCGTCTGCCCTCAAAGGACTTCTTGCCGACGTCCCATGAACTAAGGCTAGGCATATCAAAATGATCGCCAATATGGATAATAACATCTGGTTTTTTGTCAACAGCATACAGTCCTGCCCATCTTAGATGGTCAATAGGTTGGTTAGGTTTAACTTGGGTATCAGGTATTACAAGATGCTTGGTCATTCTCTTACCTCGCGTGGTGTATTATAGTGATTCCAAAAATAAAATCTAATGCTGTTTATTCATACAGTATATACCAAATTGTAATGGTTCGTTGCGGTTACTGGTGAACCAAGCCAGTTACACAGGCTAACGCCTTAACCTAGAGGAGTAATAGTGTTGCGATAACGCTACCGCCAATTACGATTAACTCAGAGCGTTTGAACGTGTACTCTTTCTTGAGCCACGCCATTACTTCTTGTCTTGTTTCCCTGAGTTCTGCTTGCGCCTCATCAATAGCTTTATCGGCTGAATCGTGAGCGTCTTTGATTGCTTTTTCTACATTCTTCTTAGGCATGTTTTACCCCTTAAAATGGTACATCTTCTGAGATAAAGCTCGCTTGCTTTTGTGGAGCTTCATTAAATATAACCTTAACATTACCTAGAATGGGCGGGCGTTCTTCACCTGCTTCACGCTCTTCTTTGGTCATGCTTTGCGATATGAACCCATGATTACCATACTGGTCTTCTTCACTTGGGTTGATAAAGGTAGTTAGGTTTACATACTTTGCCACTGACCCATCTTTCTTGGTTACTTCTTTGATGCGTGACTTATCAATCTTTGTCACATCTATAGATACTGAAACACCTATCTTACTCATGTTAAATTCCTCACTTCTGATTTGATTTCCTCTACGGCTAGACTAATTTGTTCAGCCAGTTTTGCAATGAACTCTTCATCGCGCTCTACCCTTACAATAAAGGGCTTCATATCAGGGTGATAGGACATAAAATCCCACCATTCTCTGCCTGTAATATACAAGCAACCCTGTACCTGTGCATAATGCTTACTCGGACATACGCCCTTTCTGCTCCATGCTATGTGGTTCTTTGGGGCAGGGCATTTAAACTCTACCCCACCATCATCATTAACTAATCCATCAGGGCTGCAACCGAACTCTCCTGAGTCATCTAGTATAAACCCTACTTCTTCTACGTCAACACCATTCATAAACTCATAGGTTGCTCTGGCTTCAGGCTCTAACTCTGTGCCTCTCTGCATCCACTCATTTACGTAGATAGGCTCACGCTCCCCTGTGATTCTTTCTGCAATCATCTCACTGATATAATCATCAGCAGATGCACTAGGCTTCCCTGCCGTAGTGACTAACTTACAGAACTGACTAGCACTGGGTCTACCTAACCTAGCGTCTAGCCACTCCTGTGTGCCTTGGTCAGCTTGCAGTATTTGCAATTTTTTTCTCCAACATTGAGATAGCCCTATCATACTGAGCTACTGATAACTCATCAACAGTCTTGCACTTGAACACCTGACAGAACTTCTTAACATCGCTCTCTGTTTTTTCAAGCAACTGTTTTAACTTAGCCGATTGTATCTCAGTGATAGGCGAATCTGATACAGCTAGTGGCAGGTCTTCCCCTGCGTAGATGTAATGCCCAAGTCCAAACATAGCAATACACTTAACTAAGCATCGCATTCTAGCATCACTCACATCTCTTGATGTTGGGTTTACAATAGCTTTATTCCTATGATCCATCACAGGTAGCCACATACGTCTAGTGATACCCTCGATAGTCAACTCTACCTCTACCTCTACAGTCCCATTAGGGTCTACATTAGGCTCATCGTAAAAGTAAGTAGCTTCAGGGTAATACTTCATCAGTGTACCCCAAGCATACGCCCATGAAAGGTAACTCAAGTTACCCTTCTTCTCAATGTGTTTTGATACGTCAATCGCTGACAGTGTTGTCCATACGTTACTCATCTTTCACTCCTCATAATCTCTAACATTTGCTCATCACTATAATATGGTCTGCACTGCTCTTTGGCATACGCATCGCCATAACCATAGTAATAGTTTTCGTTTTCGCATTCTCTGGCGGGATGCCCATGAATGCAGTCATACTCTCCGCGATCATAGTCGCTCATATTATTTAAATCAGACATATCTATACTCCATTTGTGTAATGTGTTCTTCAATATAATCAACAGTCTTCTTGTTGAACTCAGCCATGCAAGCCTCAACTAGCTTACCTATCTTAGCATAGTTTTCTTCAGATACAGCCTCTAAAACCTGACTGTGGTAACTTTCTATGATACCCATATCTCCTAGATACTCACCAACAAATACCTCTTGCAGTAAAATAGAATCATCGCGCAACAAATCTGTAGTGTATTGCCACGCAGCGTCTTCTATCTCTTTACTGGTGCTGTTTCTGTTTATCAAAGGGAACTGAGTCTCTGCTTTGCTGAAGTTATACTCTTCAAATATGATTGGTCTATCCATTTTGCTGTCCTCTCTTGTGTTTGTGTACCGACATATTAGTTGATGCTTACACTACTGTCAATAACTATTTGCAAATTATTTTACATTAGTATATCATGAGTACAAATTACTAAGGAGACAACATGGATATTAACAAATCGCTAGACTTTTATATGACTACACACCGCATGACCCAAGCTGATATAGCAAGAGAGGGTGGACTATCTCCTGCTACTGTTAGTTTGATAAGAAACAACCATCGCGATCCAAGCTGTGCCACACTAGTTGCACTGTCTGATCTATTCCAGGTACCAGTCAGCGAGTTTATCAGGGCAGGTGAACATGGATAAGAAAGGTTACTACGCAATCATCCCTGCTAACGTCAGATACGATGAGAGTCTAACGCCTAACGCCAAACTTTTATATGGTGAGATCACTGCACTTTGCAATGAGAAAGGATATTGTTGGGCAACTAACGGATACTTTGCAGAACTATATAACGTAAGTAAGGTATCTATTAGTAAGTGGATAGGTAGTCTAAAAGACGCAGGCTACGTCAGCATTGAGATGGAACAGGATAGGGGTACTAAACAAATCTTAAATAGGTATATAAGATTACTTAATGGGGGTATTAAAGAAAAGTTAAATACCCCACAAAGAAAAGTTAAAGACCCTATTAAAGAAAAGTTTAAGGATAATAATACAGTTAATACTACATCTAATATTACAGTTAATAATATAGATCATTTTGAATCATTCTGGACTGTTTACCCAAGAAAGGTTGGCAAGGCACAAGCTAAGAAAGCATGGGATAAACTCAAACTTAATGACAATACTGTAATGCTGATAGCTGAGAACATTGCGTTGCGGATAAAACATGGCGAGTGGAGTGATGCGAACAAAACATTTATACCTCATGCGTCAACCTATCTAAACAATGCAAGGTGGGAAGATGAGGTTGAAGCCCCTACACTAACAAAGGTGGCGAAAAAACCTGATCAAATAAAGAAACGCGATATTGAACTCGCATTAACTGATAGATCATGGGCTAACTAGGAGTAATAAATGTCTGAATACAATATACCATCTGACCTTTTTGAGCGCAGATACGATGCATATAAGAGCCATTCTGCATACAACGTAATAATACAATTACATCGCGCGTCTATGGCTATAGACTTTATGCAAATCAAGTTGGATATGGAAAGTGATGGACTGACTGACTTAAAAGAAATACTGGATAATTTAATAAATTGCTTTATAGAGTTTGATGCAAGCAAAAAAAACTGGGATGAACACTTCCAATACAGGAGACTACAATGACACAAGTAGAGAGAGTATTAAAATATTTAGAAGATGGTAAGAAGCTAACCGATAGATCATGGGCTAACTAACAATAACTGGGGGAGTTATGAAAGGATTGAAGGTTAAGCAAATAAGCTATGCTGAAACTAAAGATTTAATCCTGAATTTGCATTACGCAAAAAGGATGCCGTCAATATCTTATGCTTTCGGTTTGTTTGATGGTGAAAAAATGGTTGGTCTTATATCTTATGGCTCACCTGCATCACATACATTATGCAAAGGTATTTGTGGAATTGAATTTAAGCAGGATGTGATAGAATTAAATAGACTTGTGTTAATTAATAACAACAAAAATGAAGCGAGTTATCTTATAGCACAATCTTTGAAGCTATTACCAAAGCCAAAAATTATTGTCAGTTATGCAGACACAGCACAAAAGCATACAGGTTATGTTTATCAGGCTACAAACTTTTTATTTACTGGCACAACAAAAGGAAGAACTGACCAAGCATCAGCAAACGGTAAGCACAGTAGACACAGTTTAGGCGATAAAACTAAAAGAGTTTATAGAAGCCCAAAACATAGATATGTAATCTTTATAGGAAACAAGAGGCAAAAAAAAATATATATGAAAGCGTT